TTTTAAATAAACTTCCCTTGGCCCATATCTCCTTTCTTTTATCATATCCATCTAGTCTTCTTTCATGTTTAGAGCATAGGAAACTAATTTCAAATCTCTTATTCTCATGAAGTTCGTCAAGGGATTCGTCGTACTCTCCGAAGCCATCAGGATGGTCTATCTTTCCTTTGTTCAACCATGTGGAACCATAGGGAAACATCATTGCGTTTGGACAATTTTCTAGAATTTCAACATCTGTCGTAAGAATTAAATCGTACTGATTGGCATTCTTTATTACAGTTTCAATCGGTTCTCTATTTGGTGATGTAATTGGTTCTGTTGCGTTCATGTAAACCTTAAACGCATCGGGATTATCAAACGGAATAGTATAATCTACAGTGGGAAGAGTAATAAATTGATTATTATGAAAACGAGAAACATGAATCTCAACAGGAGAGTCAAAATTCATTGAGTCTTTCTCGAACATATAATGTGCATTATACACAGTCGCCTTGTTCATATTAAACCTCTACTGTTTCAGGAAGATACCAAATACCTGTTTCTTTCATGTTTGTTATTTTTTCATTTGTCCCAATTCTAAAGTTGCAATGAATTATAACTTCGCTTCCTGTTGTATGTTTTTCACTAAAATAATGATGGCCGTTTGTAATGAAACTTAACGGATAGACTCCATAGGTTAAATCAGGCATAATATTATTTGTTAGAATATTCCTAATTATCATTTGGTCACAACTATCTGGACTTGAATCATTTAATGCAATTCTAGACAACTCATATACCTTATTAAAGAAATCCTTAGTTCCTTTAATATTATTAATATACATAACTCCTGCACAAACTTCCTCTGGTGAATCTATGGAATGATAATTTAAGGAATCAGAAGCAAAGAACACATTCGATGAGTTCTTTGTCATATCATCAGACAAGAGTAACAATTCTTCTGGATTACTTTTAAATACTACATCACAATCAATATACAAGAACTTTTCTTCTAATTCTAATTCTTGTAAAATTATTTGTATCTTTGTCAACATCAAAGATTTAAATTCTTTAGAGCCATATAAATGATAAACATCATCCACATCAGAATCAAAAAACTTCAGTTTGCAGTTAAAATCTTTGGACAATTCTTCTTCAGAATGACTGTCTAAAACATAAACAGTTATATCTTCTTCAATTCCCACATTTCTGGCACTAATCAACATGTTCTTACATATGTCTAGTGAACCTTTATTTGTAAATGTAATATACTTCATTCCAATTCCTTTATCTTTTCGATTAACATTTCATCAGCCATCTGTAATTTTTGTACTCTTTCAAAATTATCTTTGATTGCATCCATTCTACTATAATACATCTCAGGAGTCAATGAATTTACTATAGAATTAATTCCTTCTATATCTTTTGGAACTATAATCATACCATCAGTGTTAAAATAATTTCCAATATTATCAGAACCCAAATAGACAGGAACTGTACCTGTCGCAAAACAATCTGTCAACTTCTCTGTGAAGTAATCATCATATTGAGCATTCTCAAGAACAACAGAGAACATATAGTGATTTAATGCTTCACTTTTGTCGTGCCATTCTGGTGCGTTGAACGGAAGATGACATCCCGGATTATAACCAAAAGGTTTTCCTAGAATACTTCCATAAACATCTATAGAAGACTCATCGGCTTTTTTGTAAACTTTACCTTTGTAAGATATTTCTGTCGCAGTTTCATCTCTTTTCTTGAATCTTTCATGAAGGTCTTGTCGAAACTGGTGTCCCTCACACATTATTTTTGACGAAGCAATAAATGATACTACTTTTGACTTGTCATAGATTTTATAGTTTTCTTTCTTTATCCAAGGAAGATTACTACCAGCGAAACAGAAGTGAATCTTTTCATGTCTGTCTACTAATTCTCTATCACAGGTGAAGATTGCATCATATGAATTTATTATTTTATTAAATTGTTGTTCATCCTCAAACAGTCCTCTAACTTCAGGAATGATGGCATTCGATTCACACAACCAAGCAAATCTTTTATTGCCTTCTTCTTTATTTGAAAATGGAAATTGCCATGCCGTTGGGATGGCGGTGTCTATAAAAACTTCATGTGTAGTCTTATGTCCTGTCCACTCAAAAGTTTCTGGTTGGTGGTTTGAACATGATGATTGGTGTATGCTAAATGGCGCACCAATAACTGTTATTACTGGAGTCCCTTTGTGGAATGATTTTCTAATTTTCGCTTCTTGCATTATACATCTCCCGGTGATTGCCATTCAATTAAATCTTCTGCCATGCCTAATTTTCTTAATGACTCTTTCTTTGACTCTGCATCAGCAAGTCCCATAGTTACATAAGTGTTTTCGTTTGTGTGTCCTGGCCAGATACAATATTCTGGTCCAACGAATTTCATATTCATTTTCTTTGAATACTCTGCAACTATTCCGAACAAAGGTTCATGGTCAAAAACACCCTGATTCGTTTCTAGAATATTTTTTGCCGTTGAAATCCAAACACCTAGAAACTCCCTAGCAAGTTCAGTATTCCCAAAATATAAAGGAGATGCTTTGATACCAGAGAGTTGTCCGTTTGCTGTGGCAACTACCATATCTACAGACTCATCAAACTGGTCGAATATAACAAGTGGTTTATGAACCTTGCTGTCAATATCCATCCATAGGACAGGTTTATCCAATTCATTTAATCTATCTAAGATGTATTGTGGTTTACTGAGACAATTTAATTGGTATGTTCCAAGAGTCTCTTTTTCTCGTATATCATGCGGAATGCCCAAAGACTCACATTCCCCTATGAGTCGTTTACCATTATCACTGTAATATGTTCTTCCTTCTATATCACTATAGAAACTTATCAAAAGTGTGTTCATAATATAAATCCATAAATTAACTGTTTCCTATATGATATTTAGGTATCAATTCCCATTCGTCTTTATCCCTATAAGACAAAATCTTAATTTGTCCTATATTAGCCGTTGGTTCTTCTTCAAAACCTTCGTCTACCACCTCCAACAATTCCCATTCTTCTAAAAGGTCTACAATTGTATTTCTTCTTGCAATATCATTATCTGATGTATTAGAATCAAGTCCATCCAGTTCAAATAATTCTTTAAAATGCATAATGGCATATCTTCCCCTCTTGTGGAGGATATGGCAAGATTGATATAATTTCTTTTCTTTTCGGGATGATATTCCGATACGGGTCAAAGTCTCTTTAATTTTAAGAAAGTCTTCTTCAGAATTTAGTTTTATTTCAACTCCCAATCCCTTAAAAATGTCTTCATGTTCCATAATTTGTTTCCTATTTTCACCTGTCTCATATTATGTATGAAATTATGGATTTATACCACCGCCAGATAGATATAGACGCATTTCTTCTATATCTTCACTGCTGAGTAGGGACATTATCTCCTTTGTCTTAGAGTTTGAATATCCATAGTATTCCTTCACCACAGAAAAATCATCACTCATTTCATTTTTAAGCCATTTGCTAAACCGTTTTCTCTTGCGAACGGCGCCCTGATAATAATCAAATTGCATTTTCTTGTCTGTAGAAGAAAATTGATTCATCTGATTCGCATGAAGAACAGTATCAATGAAATAGGAGAAACAACGATTTACCACAAACGGAGCATATTGCTTCTCTACCTGCTCATCTTCTGTGTCCATGAGAGGTTCTTTCGTATAATTGATAGCGTTAAGATACTCAGTCAGTTTCATCGTATACTACTGCTATTACATTTTCTCTTTTAATTACATCAAAATCAGCATGGAGTCCAATACGATTTCTTGCATCATATAGAACTGAATCTCCCACATCATATTTTATTGGGGCAATTTGTCCAAGTGCGTCTGGAACGCCAGGGCCCATTGAAAGAATCTTTGCTTCAGCAAAAGAACTATCAAGAACCTGACTTGCTTTGATAATGATACCACCTTCTGTAGTTTCTTCTTTATCGTAATCAATTTTTTCAACGATGATAAAATCACCTTGTGCTAATACTTTACTCATTTAAATTCACATCCCATCATAAGTTCGACGATACACGCCACTAAGTTAATTTCTTGGTCTGCAACAAACGCAGACTTATACTGATATTCTGCAAGAATCAGAACTGCCTGAGGAATAGATGATGGTGCTAAATGGTCGTATAATCCATCATAAACCTTGCGGAACAACTCAGACGGTGAATTGTCCAAGTTATCAACAGCCCACTTCCTCGCACTGGTGAAGTCTTTACTCTTCATATGCTCCACCAAGTCCTTGATATGTATCTCGCCAATTTGAGTCAGAATTCCAACATCAATAGAACCTGCGATTGAATATCGTTGAAGTTCATTTAGAACCCTGCGGAAGTCAGGGAAATGCTTCATGATTAATTCAGCAACAACCTTCTCTTCGTATGGAATACCCTCATTCTCCAGAACATACTTCACTCTCTCCATGAACTGAGTTGCCATCTTTGGTTTCTCTTTCTTTGGAACAGAGAAGTTTATTGATGTACATCGAGAATGAAGAGGTTCAATAATACGATTCTTGAAATTGCATGTCAGAATAAACCGACAGTTGTTGCTGAACTCTTCAATGAAGCCGCGGAGTGCGGGTTGGGTAGATTGTGCGTTTGAATAATCAAACTCATCGAGAATCACAATCTTTTTCGCACCAGACAATGAAACTGTACTAGCGAAATTACGAATTTTCGTTCTGAGGGTATCGATGTTACCGTCTTCAGAACAGTTAATAATAATGTTGTCAGTGTCCAATTCATTACAAAGGGCCTTTGCAATGGTGGTTTTACCGCAACCCGCACTCCCCGACAAGAGAAGATTTTGTGATTCACCAGACTCAACCATGCTCTTAAAAGTAGATTTGATAGACTCTGGTAGAATACACTCATCAATTGTCTTTGGGCGATACTTCTCTACCCAAAGATATTCTTTTACATCATTCATCACACAAACACATCCTCTAATTCAATATCATAACCAAATTCTTGAATACCAACCTCAAGCATTTCATCCAACAATTCTTCAAATGTATATTCTGGTTCCCATCCCAATTCAATTTTTGCTTTGCTAGAATCACCCTTCAAATCATGAAGTTCTTCTGGACGGAAATATCTCTCATCTATGGTAACATAATCCTCGTAATTCATTCCTAGTCTTTTGAATACATGTTCACACACATCTCTCACACTATGAGAAACACCAGTGGAACAAACAAAATCTCCAGGCTTATCTTGTTGCAACATAAGCCACATTGCTCTCACATAATCCTTTGCATGTCCCCAATCTCTTCGTGCTTCCAAGTTACCCAAAGCAAGTTTCTCTTGTTTTTCTGCCTTGATTTGAATGGCACCTTTTATTATCTTGCTTGTAACGAAATTAGAACTTCTTCTTGGGGATTCGTGATTAAATAGTATACCATTGGAAATGAACATATCATAGGAATTTCTATAATTTCTGCATATATTGTATGCAAAAACCTTTGCACATGAATACGGGCTAACAGGATTCATCTGTGTTGTTTCTCTTTGGAATCCATCTTCATCAATAGAGTTGCCGAACATCTCCGATGATGATGCCTGATAGATTTTTGCTTCGGGGCAGACAAGTCGGCATGATTCAATAACATTGAGAACTCCCAACCCAGTTATACTTGCAGTATTTATAGGAACATCGAAACTAATGCGGACATGAGACTGAGCCGCTAGGTTATACACTTCATCTGGTTGTACTTCTTTCATAATAGTAATCAGAGAAGATATATCTGTAATATCACCATAATGTAGATTCAGTTGTTCATAACAACTATTGAGTCTGGATGTTTGATTTTCAGAAACAGAATTCCTTCTCAAAATACCATGAACTTCATATCCCATAGAAAGTAAAAATTCTGCCAGATATGAACCATCCTGTCCATTAATTCCTGTTATTAATGCTTTTTTTGCACTCATAAAATACCTCTGTCTTTCAATCTACTGTTTGTTACTTCTCTAAGCATATCAAACTTTGATCCTTTTTCTACTGGTTTATGTTTGTTACTAGAATTGTGCCAATGCCAAGCAAATGCGTCCAAGTAAAGATTATCTTCGGCATAACCATTATTAACAAACCAACCTGCTTCTACATTCTCACTAAGTTCTTTGTCTACTTTACTAATCAACCACTCTGTATTAAAAAACGGAGAAGGGAACACTGTGAATAAATCAGAACCATACTCTCTATAAACTCTACCAAGCATATCTTCATCGAAACAAGTTGTTAGAGGATTCACATGAGTCCTAATTAAAGTTTGCATACAATTTTCAATGTATTGTCCGCCCCTTTTCGCACCGAGCATTGCGGCACATGGTCCATGACAATCTCCTGAATTTGGATATTCTTTTGCGAAATCCACAGAGGAACCCCACTGATAAGCAAAATCTTGTTGTAATATTGGTTTAAAGTCCCTTAATAGTACCATGTCTTGGTCGGCATAAATTCCTCCGAACTTATAAAGAACCAAAAATCTAAGAACACCACTATTCATCCAATGATTATGGTCTTCAATAGGATTTAAATAAGTATCCATGCCTTCTACCGGCGTTCCCTCTGCGACTTCATAAGGTCTATAAACTCTAAGGTCTAGATACTCTTTATATGGTTGAATTAAAGGATTGTCTTCGATAGAATAATCTGACCATACAATTAATTTAGTCTTCTCTAAATTCTGTGTTGCTAGATAAGACTTGATGCATTCCAATTCCTTATCGGTACGAACCTCTGTGTATACATGAAAAGGAGTGACTTCTTCGGGATAATCATAATCCTTTTCATCTATTTCAGACAAGTAGTTCAAGGTCTTTCTGAAATCGAAATATAACTCTGGATTTTCTTTATAGGTTAAATTTATCATTTTCTCGCCTTGTCATAATTTTCTTCAAACCACTCGATTGTCTTTCTCAAACCAACTTCAATCGGAACAAACTTATAATCGGGTAAAAGATGCTTAAGTGTCATGTTGTTTGATGGTTTCTTCAACTGTCCATCACGCATACCATTATAAACAATACTACCCTCAAATCCCATTCTCCATGCAATCTCTTGTGCGATGGTTGCTATACAAATTTCTTCATCAGGAGAAACTACTAATGGTTCTGGGCTGTCATAATTTTCCAAAACCCACTGTACTATATATCCAACATCTTTGGAGTAAATAAATTCACGATATGCTTTACCAGTACCCCACACTTCAAAATCTGTATTATTCTTTTTTGCTAAATAACATTTATGGATGAGGGAAGGAATTACATGACCAAATTCCAAATCAAAGTTATCATTTGGACCGTAGATGTTACAGGGAATTACTGTAACGAAATTACTACCGTACTGGTCTCTGTATGCTCTACTCTGAACTTCTAACATTCTCTTTGCATAAGCATACGCATAGTTAGATGGGTGGGGTTCTCCCATATGAATCTGACATGGAGTTAATGGATACTCTACATCATCAGGAAAAACACATGTGGACATGAAAGACACAACCTTCTTCACCCCACAAATATGAGCAGAGTGAAGAAGGTTGGTATTCATAATGACATTCTCGTAGAAGAACTCACCAAGGTGTTCGGAATTTGCTTTAATACCGCCAACCTTTGAAGCACAATGTATGATAGAATCAATATTATTGTCACTGATATAGTCACAAATATCTTCCTGATTCTTTAGATTCAGTTCTTCTTTTGAAGGTTTGAATTTAGATTCTATAGATGAACCTACAAGTCCACCTCCACCAGTCACTAATGTATTCATGAATCAACCTCCGTAATGGGAATCTGATTCGAGAGCAATCCAATAGGTCAACTCGTCGTTTACTTTCTTGAACTGACTAATCACCTTGTCGGTAATCTTAACATCATAATCTCCAGGCAACATCTTCAGATTTTCTGCCTTGAAGTAGAAAGTAAAGTCATCGTGACTTGGAAGGTCTCCAAGTTCGATAGAGTAGTTGTTTGATGTAGCATCTGCTTTATCAAGTGCAACAATCTCAAGTGAGTCACCATTAGAACGAATTGCAATGTCATTTACTTGCAATACGGAAGATGCCTTTAGAATATCATTTAGAATATCCTGTGTGATTGTACAATCAATCACAGACTCTGGCATGTTGATTTCCTTGTTCACGGTTGTGAGAAGACGAGGTTCAGAGTAATGATATGTAACTTCTGACTTCTTCTTCTCGTCACGAATCACAACATGCTTGTCGTGAAACTCGAACTCTGGTTTGGCGAACAGTGAAACTGTTCCAAGAAATTTGCTCAAATCCCAAATACCAAACTCAACATCAAAGTCTTCTTCTACAACAGCCTCTGACATCACATTCTTCACAGGTGAAATAGTAACGAGTTTGTTACCAGGCTTCACAAGAATGTTAGAGTTGATTGTAGAGAAGTTCTTTAGAATATCAAGAGTTCTCTGCGATAGAGCAATAGCGGTTTGTGTTGTCATAATGTAATCTCCATAAACTAGACAGTGTAATCATTATACACTATATTCAATTCGATGCAAGTGTTTTACCAGCCTGCTTCCATATAATCTTGATAATCTTCGGGGTCAACATCACCTCTAACAACATCGTTCAGATACTTCTTCTCGTTTCGTCTTTGGTTCTTTCTCTGTTGCTTTCGATGACCACCTTTATTCATATCTTGGTAATCTTCATATTCGTTATAAGTCCGCTTCGCCTTCTTATTCTTTCTCTTGGCCACTTTTCAAAACTCCTCTATATTGACCATCAAATTTTTTAGTTTTTTATCGATGAAGTAATTTAAAATATTACTTCTAGTACCAACTGGTTCTTTATCATACTCTTCAAGTATTCTTTCCCTAATTATATTAGGAATTTTATTAAAGTCAATCAAATTTTGATTTCTGGACCAATTTTCTGTAGAAGTCCATTCGGAAAGATTCTCTTTCATTTGAGATATTCTCTTATCACCACAAGGTTTTTGCCTCTTATCTGGGTCGATAAAGACATCATCCTCTGAAAGAATATTTGGAATACCATCAGAAGAATCTCCCTTTAGAATATGATAAGTCAGAAAATCTTCTGGGTCTTCGCATTCCAAGAACTGTTTCTTCGTTGGACTGTATTGTTTAACATTGGGATATCTTTGAAGTTGCTGAAAATCCTTATCATTTGAAACGATAACAATATTCTCATCCATATGATATTTTTCACAAAGAACTGCGATGATATCATCTGCTTCTACTTTTCTTAATTTAATATTCTTGTATGGAAAATTGGAAACTACCTCTTCATGAATCATGTTCATAACTTCATGGATTCTGTCCCAATCTACATCAGACTCTTTCTGACTTTTACTTCTATTTGCCTTATATTGCGGGAAAATATCCTTTCGCCAATATCTACCACCATCATGACAAATAACAAGTTCACCATACTTATCGTTAAACTTTGACCTGTACATTCTATATGTGTTTAACATTAGATGTCGAACCATATCTTCATTTATGTTTGGGTCGTATTTTAATGATTGAAATAAATTTGCTATAACTAATTGATTGTTGTCTAATAAAATCACAATTCTATCCATTGTTTTGTATCTTTGTCTTCTATGTAAATAAACAATTTACCACTAGAAGAATTGAACCAATGGTCGCCTTCATTAGCGATTTCTGGTTCTGTTTCACTGTTTGTAAAATTCATAGTCTTAATAGAAGACATTTTTTCCCAACCAACCCTCTCGCCATGAAGAGGAGAATATCCTGATGTCCTTCTTGTGGCGAGATAATGAGTTCCATCCAAATCTACAACATCACCCTTCTGGTATACTTTAGGATTTCCAGAAGGACCTCGAATCTCAAAATTCCCGACGAATCTGTTTATGTCACTCATTGGGATTTCATCTTTTCAAAGGCATCTTGAGTAGAACCAACTTTGGTCTTCTTTTTTCGAGAAACCTTCTTGGTGGTCTTCTTCTTTGGTTTTCTGGGAGTAACTGCATCTTTAAACATTTTAATTTTATGGTCTGCAAAAGAACGCATCCAATCTCTATCTTCCTTATTCCGATTAGACTGATAGAAAAATGCTTGCTCGACGATAAATTCGTATTTAGATTCTTTCTTCCAATAAACTTGAACACGAAGGTCTATACCCCTTTCAAAAGCAGGATATTCGTCCCTTGGTGCAAGTTTATATGTTCTAATCGAAAGGTTGGGTGAAATCAAACTAAGTGCTTGTTTCAGGTAACTTTCATATGACAAATTACTTTTGTCGGAAAGTCCCGATACATTTTCTTTCTTGATTTTCTTTTTCCTAGGCACAATTTTCTCCAATTGTTAACTTATGTAGCGATGAACATTTCTTCACTGATGTTGTTAGTAACACCCAACAAATACGAGAATGCTTCGTATGGGTCGACATTTGCACCAGGTCGTCTATCCTCTAAATAACCTTTACCATCATTTTTAACAGTATAAATTGGAATTCGGATGGAAGCAGTTCTATCCAATTCACCCCAAGTGAACTTGTCGATGGAAGAAGTTTCATGTTCTCCAGTCAGTCGTCTTTCATTGCCTTCACCATAAACTTCAATAGATTTATCATGATATGCGCCCATGCTTGAGCAAATCAAATTCATATAATCCATATCTGCGCTTTCACGCATATACTTAGTAGAGAAATTAATATGTGCGCCTGAACCGTTCCATTCACCTTCAACTGGTTTTGGGTCATAAGAAATACCGATGTGCATTCTTTCTCCCAATCGTTGCAAAATGAATCTTGAGATAATCAAATTATCGGCGGACTGAATTGCAGGTTTTGCGTCGAGTTGATATTCCCACTGTGACAACATCACTTCTGCATTTGTTCCACCAACAGAAATACCACTATTGTTACATGCGAATGCATGGGCTTCCATAAGTTCTCTTCCCACAACAACATCTGGACCTACTCCACAATAATAATCTCCTTGAGGAGCAGGTTCACCATCTGAATATTCATCCCATCCAAGAGGGTTGCCAGTAACAGCATTAGTCATTATAAATTCTTGTTCTACTGAGAACCACATGTCATATAATTCTGTTTCTTCTAATCTTTCCAAGAGGTTTGCTCTTGTATTCGATTCGTGTGGAGTTCCATCTGGATTCATAACTTCACACAAAACAATGAAGGAAGGAATTCTTGAATTTTCAAGTGTGTTTGGTACAACCTTTACTGGTTTCAATACACAATCACTTTCTTCAGTGTTTGCTTGATTTGTACTTGAACCATCATAAGACCACTCAGGAACTGATTTAATGAAATCTTCTGGTGTTCTAATTTTACTTCTGTCCCATATCATATATTTAGTTTTACTTCTAACATTCTTAGAAGACTTTCCATCTGTCCAAATATATTCAAACTTAGTCATTTGAGGACCTACTTGTTGTTGTTGTTGTTGTCCTTGACCAGGTCGTTGTTGTTGCTGTGGACGAGGTGGTGGAGCAGGAATGTCTTTTCCTTCTGCCCAATCTTCTAGAACATCCTGTCGGAAACCACACACCATGTTACCACTCTTACCATCAATGAAGAGAGGAGTACCACACTGTGCGCCGTGCTTTGACTTTACTTCGTTTGCTCTTTGTGCTTGCTCTGGATTAGTAATATCCAAAGTAGTAATCTTATGTCCCTTCTTTACCAACTCTTCTACAACAGGGTCGGCTTTCTTACACCAACCACAATTTGGGTTGCTGATGTATAGAAGTTCACTGCACTTACAATTTTTATTCTTTCCACATTTACATGCCATATTTTTGTTCCTTTATGGTTTTCTGAAAACGAACACTGGTTCGTACTTTAAATATTTGTCGTTTACCTGACAGAAATTTTTACATTTAGGCTTCCCGTCATCACCTACTCTATTTTGTCCTGGCATTCCTTCCAATGCCATCTTTAATGTGTATTCATATATCATACCATATGATTCAAGAATGTCAATACTATCTTGTTCTATGGGTAAGTATTTTCCACTGACTAACACATCTGCCACATTCCATAGTAAATACCTGTCTGATTTAAGCCACTCCACGCATGTCTCTAATGTTGGTCGGAGGAATCCGTCTCGCCACGATTCGTATGTCGAGCCATACTTCTTGTAAGATTGGTTTTCGTCCTCTGA